GTGTATGCTAACCGTATCTGTTTGAAGTAAGTATAATCAGGTAGAGACTTACCGTATCAGCAGAGACAAAGAGAACGCAGTGTATGCTAACCGTATCTGTTTGAGGTAAGTATAATCAGGTAGAGACTTACCGTATCAGCAGAGACAAAGACCGACTTCATTTAATTGAAGCCGGTCTTTTTTTTCACAGAGCCATTACTCGCTTCTTGCGAGCCGACCTATCCAGCGATGAGGTTCTTTGACCCGTGGCTACTGGTACCGGTGATTTTGCCCCCTGCCATGTTTGCTGTGGCTTCTCGCCCAGTTGCGTTGGTGATGCCTCGGCGGCCGGAGGTTCTTCTTTGAAATGATCTTTGAACTTAGAGATCTGCTTGATCTTCTCAATAGATGAGAGAACCTCTTTTTCCAATTCCGATTCATACTCTGCCGCAACATCTGCTGGATTCAATTCTTCATTGAACTGTAGATAATGCGAGTTCATAATGTCATAAATTAGTTTAGCAGAGGTATCTTTGTTTTTGAATAATAGCGGATACTGTTCTTCATTAGAGATAGCGGGAAGTATCTTACTTGAGATATAGTTTAGCTTAATCATCTCTGACTGATAATTAGCGGCCTGTTCCCTTTCTTTTTGTCTTTCTTGCTCATATTGTTTGAGCCTATCTTCCACCGTAGGCTCTGGAACCTTTGCGGCTTCATTGGGAATTGAGAATTGCTCATTCTGCAAACGACGGAGAAAATCCATTGGGTCTTTGCCTAATGCCTTAATTAGTTCTATTGGAGAAAGATCTGCCTTTTGCAAAGCTTCTTGATAGGCATGATTTTTCTTCATTAGCTCTGTAGCCTCTTGCTGTAGCTTAATGGCCTTCTGGTGTTCTTGGTTAGCCCGTTTCATTGCATCCCTACGTTCTTCAGAAGATGGTTTCGCCTCTGTAGTAGGGGAGGTGGCAGGGGGCGTGGTAGTAGTATCTTCTGGAGTTTTCTCAAAGCCAAATAGAGGCTTCTCTGGTCGTTCAAAAGTTACCGCATCTTCTGGCTTGGGAGAAGATTCTGTTACAACCTTGTCGATAATTTTAGCCGGCTCTTGATAGGCCTTAATTACCGTAGACGGAACAGCATTATTGGTTATGATATTTGAGCCCATAGTATTAGTAATCTTTACGGTCATATTATTGTCCCTGAATTAGGTTTTGTGGAGGTGATGCTGACATAGGTGGAGGCTGTGGTGCCTGTTCTGGTGCTGGAGGCAATCCAGGTTGAGGCTGTGCCATTGGAGGCGATAGCATATCTGAACATTCCATGATGAAGTTTCTGACCAATTGTAATCGATCTTCTGGAAGTTCATCTTTGAGAAGACAAACATACACTTGCTGGGCTATTGTTTGCACCAGTTGGAGATTCATTAGAGATTCTGGCCTATGGTATTTACCATCTTCTACCATTTCCGTTAGCCATTTTTCTATGAGCTGAAGATTACCAGTTTGTAGATTTATCTCGCCCTCAAGATCTGGGTCAAGATTTAGCAATTCCATTCCGCGCTCTTTAGAAATCCATTGATTCTGGATGTATTCTGATACTGTCTGAATACGTCCGGCTGGAGTATCTGGAAGCGAAGATGTAGGGAAAGATTGAATATCGAATGGATTGTCTTCGAGATCTACGTCTTTCCAACGAATTTCTTTGAGAACCTTTTTCTCTTGGAAATTGACCGATAGGTCTGGATTCTTTAGGTAAAGGTCTCGTGACATGTCTGTCATAACTCTAGCAACATCGCAGAACCATTGTTCCCAACGATTAGCTACCATTGCGAAACGACCTGTTTCAATGTCTGCTACTTCTCTAATAGCAATGGCAGAATCTACGCCAGCAGGTTTTTGACCAGAAGCCGAAGTTTGAGAAAGTCCAACAATTTGGAAAGCCCATTGAATTAGTGAGTTTAGATGTGCGTAAACTTCTTGAGATAGCGCCGTTGGAGATACGATATGAGGCTCTGTGTTATTGTAGGGAATCATTCGCATAATTGTATTTTCCAGAAGAACATCTTCTGAAACTTGTGACCCATTCTCTACGAAGATAATTGGAATAGCGGCAAGTTCTTGAGCTTGCTGGATCGTTTTGAGAATCTTATTGATTTCTATCTGGATTGTTAGAATCTCTTCGGTAATTGATCGACCAAAATAACCAAGAGGCTTTGGCATCCAGCGAAATGGAATGATAGGGAAGTAACTTTTCTTATATTCTTCTGCAAATAGGGTTGCATTTGCTATTGTAAGGCAATGCACACCGTCATTTGCCTCTTTATTTAGTGGAAGGTGCCATGATTCTGTCACCCTAACTACATCAATTACAGAAAGATAGCCCGATTTTCCCTGCATAGCGGCTTGAGCGCTGAGAATATCTTCTACATGATCTGGATATCTCATCATGAGTTCATCTCTTGGAATTAGATTTACCCTATGAAGAGAGCGTGGATTCTGTTTCCATCCATCAAGTTCATCGACTCTAATTTCGTCTGAGAAAACCCATTCTGACTTGATCTTTTTGTCTTCTTCATAAACGCGTAGATAGCCTGTGCCAAGAACTGCTGCGTCTCTAAAGACAGTTTCGCAGTTGACGTATACTTTAGCCTCTTTGAAGAGGGCCGTCATGTATTTAGTTAGGTTGATAGCGCGTTGTTTGAGAAAATAGTCGGTAGCACCAGTTGTAACGAAAGATACTTTTGGTTGGTCTTTAGCTATTTTAGAAGCTACTGCATCAATTACTGATTGTAGAACATTTACTACTACCTTGTTAGAAGACTCTTGTGAGTTGGCGCCTTGACCAATTGACGTAAACCCCAAGGCTTCATAATTTCCATACATTCTTGAAAAACGAAGGTAGGTGAGCCTTCGCCTTGACTGAGCCGTTTCAATTGAGGTTACCCTTGGCTCTACTGTTTTGTGTAGTTGATCTGGCCCTTCTAACCACCAATTTTTGATGTCATGAGAGGCGTAATATGCCTTGATTACTTTGCGCTTATCTGAAGAACCAAGAAACTCTGCTGCCGTTGAGATTGTCTCTGGTTGTTCTGTTTTGGTAATTTTGCCTGAAGCTGTGCGCTTTTTGGTCTTAGCTGGTATCTTTGCCATTATTTATGCCTTAGTAATTGGTGTAACTGTTAGTGCAGAAAGTTCATCTAATGATAGTTGAGGTGCAGAGGTAGAAAAGAAAAGAAGCTCATCCAAGTCTTTTTCTACCTGTTCTGGAGTCTTCGCCGGTTTAGCCGTTACGGGTGGATCATGCTTAGTTTTATGAACCTCAATATCTCTAAACCTAATAGAATCAAGTTTATTGTCAACAAGAAGCTGAATAATTTCTTTGAGTTGCGCAATATCATATACATCAGTCATTATCATTCTCCACGCTGTTGTTCCACCATGGGGTCCGTATTTGCCTTATGGTGGATTTTTTATTTAGAAACTGTTTCTCTATATCTGCTACTATTTGTTCTTCAAAAGGTAATGGTGGCGTTACCGCTCTAAAGAAATAGGCTCTTGAAAAGAAGTGACAATACAGTAGGGCGTCACTCAAATGATTTTCATATTTAGCGTTCTCTTTATGTTGACCCCTTAGTAAGGCCTTTTGATCCCAAATAAGTGTATCTAATTCGTGCTTTAGGTCTTTATTGGTTTCAGCTATAATATATAAGTTACGTGTAATAAGGTCACCATTCAGCAAAGCAATATGTGCCTCTTTGCCATGTTTATCAGCGGCCGTTAGTGGTAATGAGTGTATTTGTCTCATCTCTTCTACCGCTTGAGTATTTGCGGCATCAACAACAATATGACTGAACTTATATTTCTTTTGTAGGTCTTTGATTATATTAGCAACCGAACTTATAATTAGACCAGACTGTTTGAAAGATTCGAGTATATAGAGATTATTATCATACCTTAGATTATATGCGCCTATTACAAAAGCTGTAGCGTCATAATACCCTAAGTCTAAAGATAGTATATATATACAATCATTATAAAACCATTTAGGTAATATATGTTTATCTATGAAATTATAATCTTGTGACTGATATACTCTTGCATCGGTTTCTGGCACCCACTCGTTTTCATACTCCATTCTGTAAAATGGGGTTTTTACTATGAGCGGATTATCTTCAATCATTCTGGCGATTTGTTTCTCCATATTGTTTTTTACATGCGGATTTTGACGCCAGTGCCATTGATGAAGTGACCACCCCGGTTCTTTCTTGGTGGCTACCTTGAACCAGTATGACGCATCGGTCATATTGTTGCCCGGCGTGCCCACTAAACAAATCGTGCCATTCGCATCGGCCAGTGTAGGCATCAAGACCTTATGCACCAGCATGTTGAGGTCATTCTCGAAGTTCTGACATTCATCAATAACTACCAGCGAATACTTCTTGCCCACCAGTTTGCGCATTTGACCTTCGGAGGCATCTGCACCTGTTAGATATAGTATAGAACCATTATCGAATTTAATTTGTAGTTTAGAGGTTCCAGGGTTAGCCTTGATCTCATATTTCTTCAAGATATTATCGAAGACATCTGTCCACATAATGTTTTCAGCCGCTTCTTTAGTTCTTGCCAGATAGAGAACGTTAGTTTGTTTAGTAAGACATTCATTCACTAAATAGAGACCAACGGCAGAAGACTTGCCTGCGCGCCTTGAAGAACATGCGGCTTTAGTGTGTGATGGATCGTTAATGAAGTCTAACTGTTCTTTAAATGCAGACTCTAACACATTCGGGATTATTTCTGTTTCAATAGAAAGTATCCGTTGTTTGGCTAATTTCTGTAATAGCTTATAATTGGTCATCTACAGGCTCTATTACAGCTACTTGACATAGTGGAACTAAAACAGTTTTATCTGTAATACTATTATAGATAATTAACATACCATTAGAAATACGTAGGTCAAATTCTTCTACTGAAACAGAGTTTCTCCAATTCAAAAAGATTGGTATGTCTTTGATAAAAAATACTTTAGCCACTTTGATCTCCATAACGGTTTCTGAATTTGGCAATACGGCTTTGTGTCTTCCCATGTTATTTATACCTGTCTAACTGATATGGATCGTAGATGAGTTCGAATTTCTTCTTGAACTCTTTGAAAAGTTTAAACATATGAGTCACAATTAGCGGCTTGGGCGTTAGTGAGCCTGTGAGCAAGTTTGTGAATATTTGCTCCCTTCGGTATATGCCTTTGACTTGACCCCAATGAAGAATGTTATAATTTGGGTTACGGCTGTCTATTACGATATAGCCGGCTATGATGTCGGGTTCATCGTCTAGGCACGCTATGGTGCAGGTTGATGAAAACAGTATTTTCTCTATAATTGCCTTTTGGTGTGGAAAGTAAATTGAATTAGGCACATTTGATGTCGGAAAGACCTTATGGAAGTCTACTGACCATGTTTTTAGAACATAACCCATATCAGAAGCCTGCATAGGCCTAAAGATTAGCGGAAGGTCACCAATCATTTTTCGATAGCCTCGGCATTGATGATGGATAATAGGTTCTGCTTGGTTTTAGTCTTTAGGTCTAACTCAAGCTGCTTTACTTCAGCCCTATAGTCTTTGTAGATTTCTCTTAGGGTCGTAGTGAAGTTGATTAGATTTTTGACATCATCAGCATTAAGCTCGTCTTTTTTGGATAGCGACTCTATCTCTTTTGAGATACACCCTACCGCTTGTTCCAAGATAGCCGGTATCTGGTCGAGTTCTACTTTACGTTTTTTCATACACACTCCCTGACTTCGCTTTGAGATGATACAGAATATGAAACCAAACTGTATCGGTTCAGTCAGTAATATATCTTGCTAATGATACGGCAAAACATTCGCCGAAACTTATCTTTTTCAGTCGT